CACAATTTAACAGTTAGTTTTGTTTGCCGGGAACCGCTTTGATGGTTGGAAAAGCAAAGCGACGGAACAGACGAGCCGCACGAGCAGAATCGCGGCAAGCTGAGTTCGATCAGTCTATTGGCCTCGAACCTCGGGAGGGGCTCACTTCGGAGTTACTGTCGGATGTGAAGAACATTCCGAAGGATCTGGCACTTGTGAACAAGGCACTACGATGGCGAACGCTAACGGAAACAAAAAAACGGCGAATTGTCGACAGGCTTTTCAAGATCGTTGACAAGGAATTTACAACGCGACTGGATGCAATGGGCGAGGTGGTTCATGACGAAGAGATGGCCGACAAGAATGCGATGGTCGCGTCCAGTTTGCTACTGAAAATTGAGGACCAAAAGCAGAAGGACGAACACTTCGAGCGGCGAAACGCAGGACCGCAGAAGCCTCAACCACAAACGACAACCAACATACAGGTGAACGTTGGGAATCCAACTGACGAGCGAAGAAATCGCACACTTGCTATCGCTGAGCGAGTCAGAGCAGGAAGAGTTCTGGTCAGCGATTCCGGAGAGTGAGTTCGACAGCGTTATTTCGCAGATTGCCAGGGCGAGCAACGGCGTATCAGGGGCCGACTATGCCGCAGTGAGATCTGCGAAGAACGCGGAGATCATAAACGCCAAGACTGCCGCATCTCAAGAAATTGGACCACTACCGGACGTAGCAAATCCGCAACGCCGCGAACGATGCTCGAAAGACAATCTGTTATTCGCTGAAACCTACTTTAAGCCAACATTCTATTTGCCGTGGGCACCGTACCAGAGAAGCATGATGGATCGATTCCAGGACGCGATAATGAACGGCGGCAAGGAATGCCACGCTGTTCGGCGCGGCGGATTGAAATCTACCTGTGCTCGTGTCTCAACCATTTGGAGCGTAGTCAATGGGCATTTGCGTTTTCCTGTGCTTGTCGGGGCGACGGATGACAAAGCAAACGAACACCGGACAAACTTCTTTGACTTGCTCGCATCGTCTGCCCTGCTGCTTGATGACTATCCGGAACTGACTCCGCTTTTGCTGAAGTGCCGCCAGCCGAAAAAGCAGTTTCGAATCGATGGCCGCTTGCTGAAGTTGTCGCACAAAGACGAAAAAGGCCGCATCGTCTTTCCGGATATCTTCGAGGCTCCGAGCTGTCAGGCTCACATTGCCCCCTACTCAATCAACTCGACAGACGTTTCCGGGCTGTCTTTTGTCGATCGGTTTGGGGTAACAGTTCGCCCTGACGGAATCTTCTACGATGACGTTCAGACGCCACAGACCGCGAAATCGCCAACGATGACGGAGGAACTGGAGGAGCGAATCACAAAGACTTTCGGCGGGCTCAAGGGACTTGGCCAGCGAATGTCGGAAGTGATGGTTTGCACCGTTCGCGAACACGATGACCTCACAGAACGTTTCTTGGCTCGTGAGAAGCATCCAGACTGGAACGGCAAGCGGTATGCTTCGATTCTCAAGATGCCGACAAGAATGGACCTGTGGGACTCCTACGCGGCGAAATTAGGACAGGGGGCGACACCAGCGGAAGGGAAGGCACTTGCTCAGGCGTTCTACGTTCAGAATCGCGAGGCAATGGACGAGGGGGCAGAAATCGCCTGGGAGCATGACAAGTTGCCCGACGAAGTTTCCGCACTGCAATCCCTGATGACCGTCCGAGCTATCGACCCTGAATTTTTCAGGAAAGAGATTCAGCAGCAAGGCGAAGTCCCTGTCAACACGAGCGGGCTCAAGCTGGACGCTCAGGCGTTAATGGCTCGCATATCTGGCAACGTTCGCGGAACTGTGCCGGACGAATTCAGCTACCTGACAGCGTTCATCGATTCATCGGATCAGGTTCTATGGGGAATGGTGCTGGCAGTTCGGCAGGACTTCAGCGGATGCGTTGTCGATTATCGCACATGGCCGGATCAAGGGCGGCCAATCTTCTACAAGTCCGATCTGGTCAACACGATCTCACAACAACTTCCCGGCAAATCGTGGGAAGAGGCTTTTGTTCATGCTCACAACTGTTTCGAGGCGGAACTATTCGAGGACTTCCCGGATATCGACATCATGCTGAAGGACTGGAGCGACGGCGGGCAGATGCCGCTGATTCGCTCCCAGATAAACGCAAGCAAAGAGAAGAGCAGGCTTCGACCGTCGAAGGGATTCGCTATTGCTTCAGGACGCAAGCCGATTCATCTCTGGGGGGATCCAGTCCGCGACAAATCAGGCACTGGATGGGTGGAACGCCGCGAACAGCCGACACACATTCAATTCGACGCGAACCTGATGAAGTCATTCGCAGCCAGGCGACTCATGACAACCATCGGGGCACCGTCAGCAATCGTTCTACCTGGGATCGAGGAGCGGTCGAACAGACTTTTGGCCGAACACTTTACGGCAGAAACACCAAAGGAAAAGGCGATTGACGGTGCGAAGTCGATCGTCTGGACGCAGAACGTTGGGCGTGACAATGACTGGTGGGATACCTTCGTTGGGTGTCTCGTGGGTGCCTCTGTTTTAGGATGCAAGCTGAATGGCGATAGCGGAACCAAAAAGGAGATCAGAACGTTCGCTCTACCAGGAGGAGTGCGACGTGGGTGAGCACAGAACGTTCCAGCTTCCGGGCGGTGGGCTGAAGTGTGATGCGTGCGGAAGCGAATTGCCGAGCGTGGCGCATACCCGCAAAACAGTTGGACTCATCATTCGAGAACGTCGATGCCCGAACTGCGGCGAGCTGAACAAGACCGTTGAACGTGTTGTTTCGACAGGCGGAAAGGGAAGGTTTTCAGATGCGTGCGAGTAATGTGCTTTATAAATGCGAAGACTGCGGATGTGAGATTGTCGACTGTGAAAACGGAACGGCTGAAGTTACATCGCCGGACCTATTCGTTGATTGTGAAACGTGCCAACGTGCAGGCCACGACAGAATGCGAGAGCTTGGGCAAAGAATGGCACGAAGAATAAACGACCATTTTGAGAACATGCTTCGGTGTGATGGAGAACTGCTAATCGATGCAGACGCAGGAATAATTGACCCGCAATTTGTGACCAATGGCACTAATGCCAGCAACAACATCGACAACGCATAGTCCCTGATCGACACTAGCCATCGTCAATCCATAACTAGGATTCACGAGGTTCTAAGTGTCAGCGATCGAAGATCAACTAGCCGCAGAAGCGTTGAAGGCACAGACCGTCAGCAATGATGGTGTGACTGTCTCACGTCGTTCGCTCACGGAGTTGATCGAGTACGAAAAGCATCTCGCCGCAAAAGCCGCAACTGCCGACATGGGGGCAACGGTTCGCGGTATGTTCTCCAAGATTGTTGCTCCGGGGGGCCACTAATATGTGGCCATTCAGCCGGAAGAAACAAAAGCCAGTTCTAGTCAACGCGAAGTTTGACCTTGCTCAGACGACTGCCGACAACCGGAAGCACTGGGCATCTGCTGACGGGCTTTCCGCTCGTGCCGCGATGTCTCCTGCAGTTCGTCGCGTTGTTCGTATTCGCTCGCGATACGAAGCTGAAAACAACTCGTGGTATGCTGGGATTCTTCGCACGGCCGTGAATCACATCGTTGGCAATGGTCCACGATTGCAGATGCTGACGGAGAATCCGGAAGCGAATCGCCGAATTGAAAAGGCGTGGAATCGCTGGGCGCAAAAAACAGACTTTGCAGACACGCTCCGAACGGCCGTTGAGGCGTATTGGCGCGATGGTGAAGTCTTCATGATGCGGGCAGATCGTCCGCAGTTGTACCCAAATCCGACGCTTGATCTGCGGCTATTTGAAGCGGATCAGGTTGCGAATCCGTGGACAGAAGCAGTTTACAACAATACGTTCATTGATGACGGAATCAAGTTCGACAGATCAACTAACGAACTGCTTATCTACGTCTACGATCACCACCCCGGTTCTACATTGCCGATTTCGACGCTGACTGGCGAATGGTATCCAGCAAAAGAAGTGTTGCACCTGTTCAGGGCTGATCGTCCCGGCCAGACTCGCGGCATTCCACGAGCAACGCCAGCACTTCAGACGTTGCCGATCATGCGACGGCAAGAATTGGCAACGCTGTATTCTGCTGAGACTGCCGCAAGCTTCGCGATGTATCTGAAGAGCAATTCGCCTGCTCTTGATCCATCAGCAAGCCCGGCAGACTTTGCTGAAATCGAACTGACGCGAAACATGCTGACGACTCTTCCGACAGGCTGGGAGATCGGGCAAGTTGAGCCAAAGCAGCCGGGGCCGCTGTACGAAATGTTTCAGCGACAAGCTCTGCAGAGTTTCAGTCGATGCACGAATATGCCGTACACGCTCGCAGCAGGTACAGGCAAAGACGCGAACTTCTCCAGCTTCAAAGGCGACATGAAAAATGTGTGGGAGCCTGAAGTTCAATGCGAGCAAAGCCGTGTCGAATGGAGCATCGTCGCCCCTGTCTTCCAGTGGTTTCTCGAATCAGCAATCTACGTTCCGGGGTTGCTCGATGGACTGCCGTCAATCAATGCGATTGATCACCGATGGCATTGGCAGCCACTCCCTGACCTTGATGCAGTGGATTCAGCAAATGCAGCAGCGATCCGATTGAAATCAGGGCTATCAACGCCAACGTCGGAACACGCGCGACGTGGTCAGGATTGGGACACAGAATCACAGCGGGCGGCCGTCGATTTTGGAGTACCTGTCGAGGTCTACAAGCAAGCAGTCTTTGCTTACACGTTCGGACTCCAGCCGGGTGCTCCAATGCCTGGACAGCAGCCACAACAGGCCGCAGCCACATTGCCTCAAGGTGAATACACGACGATTGGCCAACGGGCATTCACAAACAATCAGAAGCGAATCAAGTCTGCACTGGATCAGTTCACTGTCGGCGAAATGTCGCAAGTGATGACGGAGCAAACGCTGGCTTCTATCGGGCTCGCTCCTGATCGCATCGCCGCATTGATAGCCGACGCAATGCAGGGCGGCGTTGAAGATTCGACGGTTCAGGAGGTGGCAGTATGAGCGACCCAATAGCAAAAGGGCACGCCGCAATTGCCATGATGCTCGAGGCTGGAGGTCCAGGAAGCGGACCGCAAGGCGGAAGCGGTGGAAGCTCAAGTGCGACGAAATCAGCGGGAAAGGCAGCAACAAAAGCCGCGTCCACACACAGCGTAAAACTGCCGCCAAATCCTTCAAAGATGACCATTACCCACGCCAGCAAAGCGATGGAACAAATGGGCATGAAGCTTGGTCCGGGGAAACCGTCAATTGTCGGCGGAAAGTTTGTCACGAATTACTCAGTGTCGATGCCTGACGGCTCAACAAAAACAATGAGCACGGATGAAATGAAGTCGCTCATTTACTCGGGGGCATCGAAATGAAGCCAGTAAACATCACCGCATTTCTTCGCCTGAAAGCCAACGGAAAAGGCAAGCCAAAACGGTTTGTGATCAAAGCCTACTCGGGCGGATTGCTTCCTGTTGATGGCTTTCCGCATCCGGTCGTGGTCGACCTGTCAGGGTTGGAGATTCCCGGATCAATACCGATTCTGATCGACCATGAAAAGTCAGTCGAAGCGACTCTGGGAGCCACAGACAACATCGCGAACGACGGCCGTCAGTTGATGCTGGAAGGCGTCGTGACTGGTCAATCAGCGAAGTCACAACAAGTCCTCGCACAAGCTGCAGCTGGTCACACATGGCAGGCGTCTATCGGTGCGATGGTCATTGAATCAGAGGATGTTCCTGCGGGTCAAACCGCAACGGCAAACGGTCAGACCTTCACGGGTCCGGTCGTAATTGCAAGACGTGCTGTCTTGCGTGAAACGTCGGTCCTCCCAATGGGGGCGGATTCGACAACTTCAGTGAATCTGGCGGCTTCGGCTCGCCGGTTTTTGAAAGGATCGGCAGCTATGTCGTTCGAAGATTACGTAAAGAGCTTGGGGCTTGATGCTTCAACGCTCACGCCAGAAGCTGCCGCTGCTCTGCAGACCAGCTTTGCGGCAATGACTCCAGCGGCTCCCGTGGCTGCTGCTCCAGCAGTTCCGGCACAGGCACCAGTTGCAGCTCCAACAGCTGCGGCCAGTGTAATGTTGGACCTGACCGCACAGATGGACGCTGGCCGCAAGATGATTGCTGCTCAGTTTCGCAAGTCGCATGAAATCCAAATCAAGGCGTCAGGCCATCCGGAAATCATAGCGACAGCAATTGACAACGACTGGTCAATTGAAAAAGTCGAACTCGAAGTGATGAAGAAAAAGGAACTGACGGCACGAACACGACCAACGTCGTTTACTGCTTCTCAGGGATCTGCTGAAAATCTGCCACAGGTTCTTGAGGCCGCAGTATGTTTGACTCGCGGAATCAAGGACACCGACAAGGCGTTTGACGACAAGATTCTTCAGGCGGCACACTCGCAGTTCCGTCGTGGCGTTGGTCTTCAACAGTTATTCATGATGGCAGCCGCTTCAAACGGCATGTATCTGTCACCCGGCAGCCGGATCAACGCTGGCAACATTCGCGAAGTTCTGCAGTATGCTTGCAGTCCACAGCAGATTCAAGCGGCGTTTTCAACAGTCAGCCTGCCCGGCATTCTTTCCAATGTGGCCAACAAGGAAATCCTTCAAGGCTACATGGAAGAAGACACGGTTTGGCGAGAAATCGCTCAGACCAAATCAGTCAGCGATTTCAAGACTGTCACCAGTTATCGAATGCTCGACGACATGACTTATGAAAAGCTCGGACCGGGCGGCAGGATTAAGCATGGCAAGACTGGGGAAGAATCGTTCACCCGATCGGCCGACACATACGCGAAGATGTACGCAATCACTCGCCAGGACATCATCAACGATGACTTGTCGGCGTTTGACGATCTTCGGGCACGGTTGGGCCGTGGTTCGGCGATGAAGTTGAACGACCTGTTTTGGGAAACGTTCCTCGGAAATCTTGGAACAATCTTTACCAGCACTCGAACCAATTACATCAGCGGTTCAACGACCAATCTTGGCACCGATGGTGTTGGTTTGGGACTGGGGCAAAAGGCGTGGCGTCAACGTACGTCTCCGTCAGCAGACGGGGCAAAGCGTGTTGGCGGACGTCCAAAGTTCTTGCTGGTTCCGCCAGAACTGGAAACTGTCGCGGATGCCCTCTACACGGCACGAAACGTTGCTGCTGTAAAGGTCAGCGATGCAAACACGTTCGCTGGAAAGTACCAACCGATTTGTGCGCCGCAACTGTCTGACTCCTCAATCACGGGCTATTCCACCACAGCGTGGTACTTGCTCGGCGATAAGTCAATGGGTTCGCCGATGGTCGTGTCCTTCTTGAACGGTCAGGAAACACCAACGGTTGAATCTGCAGACGCTGACTTCAGCACGTTGGGTGTTGAGTTCCGAGGATATCACGACTTCGGTGTGGATCTTGGCGACGGATACCTGAATGCTCTGATGAGCAAGGGCGCAGCGTAGTCACTCAGTGACGATGACAATATGAGCCTGCCGGGATGTTCCGGCAGGCATCTTTGAACATTCAATAGGAGTTACTGAGATGCCGCAAGTTCCGGCTCTGACATATTCCTGCGAAGACGCGATTGATTACACGCCGTCCGCAGCAGTTACTGGTGGTGATGTTGTTGTTCTGAACGGTATTGTTGGGATCTCCCCAAACGATATCGCTGCGAATGAAAAAGGCTCATTGCAGATCGAGGGGATCTTCAAGGTTCCGAAGACTACTGCAGCCGTCCTTCGCGGCCTTCCAATCTACTGGAATTCAGCCGGAGATCCGGACAGCGGAACCGCTGGTACTGGTGCCGCGAATCAGTTGGGTGTCGGCGTATACATGGGGATCGCCGCTGAGGCAACTGCCAGCGGGGACGATTACGCAATCGTCAACCTAAACGCAGTGTACCCTGCACTTGTTGGCGTTGCGTCTGTTACTGCTGCCGGATCGAGCCAGTCTGATGCTGCTCAGCTGTATCACGGATTCAACGTGGTCACTGGTGCAGACGGCACAAAGGGCGTGATTCTGCCAACTGCAGTTCCGGGCATGATCGTTTACCTGAAGGGGGTCACATCGGCCGTTCTGAAGGTTTATGGCAAAACCGGTGCATCCATCAACGGCGGTTCAGCAAACGCAGCATTGAGCCTTACAACGGGCTTAATGCCGTCAATCTTCATCGCATCCAGCACAACTCAGTGGTACACGATTCCACTCGTAGCGAGCTAATCGATGTCGGATTTTGATGATGCCATCGGAGACATGACAAGCGACCTGCTCACAGAGGCGGGAACATCGTGCGTCTATCTCCGTGGCACCACATCAACAACAATCACGATGAGAAAATCCAGCGGGCAGCCTTACCCGGTTGACGCTGGGAATGGATTGATAGTCGAAGTCAGGCCGGTGGATTTCATTTGTCTGACTTCGGCACTTCCATACGCTCAACCGCTGCAGGGAGATCGAATCGTTTGTGGTGGGCTCAAGTTCGAGGTTCATCCGCCGACAGGTGACAAGGTCTTTCGGCAAATCAGTCCTCAAATGACACGGATACACACGAAACAGGTTAAGTGATGGCAGCGACAATTGCTCCAGGCGTAGAGGCTGCACAAGCCATTGTCGACCGCATCAATGCGGCGACAACCTACGCACTGGAAGTTGTTGCAGAGCGACAGGAAGTCATTGCGGACCATCTTGAGGAAGTCAACGAACTGCGAGTTAATGTTGTTCACGAAGAAGAAACGCAGCTCGAAGAAACGCTGGATGATGAAGACCGAACATCGCACGAAATCAGGATCTACGTGCGGTCAAAAGTTCCCAACAGAACAGCTGACGAAATCGACCCGCTGAAACTGCTCACACGACAGATCTTCCAGCAGGTCAACGAATACGAAACCAGCAACGGACGGGTAAAGGTTTGGCAGTGCGATATCGAACCGCGACAGGCGGCCGACAAAGAACTGCTGAGACAGCATGGGATATTCGTTGCGGCAATTATGTTAAGGGCTGAAGTGGAGCCAAGCTGATGACGGTCGAGATCATTGGAATCGAGACGTTAATCAGGCGAATGGAGACACTGAAGCAAACGTCAAAAGTTTCAGTGATGAGATCAGCAATCCGAGGCGGCTTAAACCAAATCGGAAAGCAAATGAAAGAAGACCTCGACCCAGATGCCAAGCAGGGCAAAGTTGCGGTCAAGAGTAAGTTCAAAAAAGGCAAAAAGCGAATCACGGCAAAGGTTGGTTTTGGTGTTGGAAAGAAACGCGGCAAGACCTACCCGGCAAACCGCAAAGGCAATCGGAAGTCAGGCGTCGGGATCGACGGAAACAATGTGCATTGGTGGGTGGCTGGAACGGGCCGACGATGGACGGGAACAGGTAAAGGCCGGAATCGCGGTGGGCCGGTGATGTATCGCGGATCAATGCCAGCGATGCAGCCAAAGCTTGCGACGATTGCCTATGCAAAAAGCAAAGGCAAGGTCAAAGCCGAAATGATCAAACGTGGTGCTCTTCAACTCGAAAAGGAAGCTAAAAAGCTCCAAAGGATAAATTGACATGGCAGCAAAAGTGAAGTCGAAGGGCACGGCACTCCTGATGGAAATTGCCAGCGTTTACACGGCAATCACAGGGCTGAAGCAAGTGAGCATCACAGGCATTCAGTCGGAGACGTTCGAATACAAAGTGCTGGATGGGGCAGCGGCCATCGCACACAGCCCGACAGGATATGTGCAGGTCGCAACTATCAACGCCGACATCTTCCGGGATCCAGACGACACGGTACACGCCGCATTCATCGCGTTGTGCTACGCCCCTGTGGCGACGAACTTCAAAGTCACTTACGCCGACAATACGCCGCTGTCTGAGATCTATTCTGGCGTCGGATTCGGCATTGACACGACCGCCGCACCAGCTGATGGGCTGTCTTCATCTATCACCATTCAGACCTCCGGAGCGCCAAGCTAATGAAGGCCCGACTTGTACTGGAACAATTTATCAACCCGAAAAACGCTCCAGCGTATTTGCAAGACCAGATCAAGTATCGGTTTGGCAAAGACCAGCAAGGGCGAACAGTGCCAATCGCCTATGTCGAAGCTGGAACGATCTTTGAGGGCGAACAGGCCGTTGCCATGTGCAAAACTGGACAATGCGCTCCAGCCGATGACGAATGTGCCGCAGCGGTAGGGATGACGCCGGACCAGATCGCAGCACAACAGATCGAATACAAGATGAACTCGCTTGGAATCAACAACGATGCTGATCGTGAGTTGTACCGGGCGGGTGTCATCGAGGGTTACGACAAAGATCTGAAGCCGATACCGGGGCCGAACTGGGAAGCGTATCAGGCGGCCAAAGCTGAAGCAGAAGATGAGGACGTCTAATGGCTCTGTCGGTTATCGATCGAATTCGAAAGCGGGCGTTTTACCAGTTGGCGCTTATCAACGGTGAAAAGATTCATTTGCGAGCGTTGACGGGCCAACAACTGCAGATGGCTCGATCGTTCAGCGAAAAGGAATCATCGATTGGCTATGCCATCGGCTGTGCGTTGCTGGAAGACAACGGCGATCCTGTTTTTGTGCCAGAAGATGCCGAGTCGCCAGAGTCGTTCGGCGACCGCGTAATGACAGCATTGGAGCTGGGCCGCGACGTTCAACAGCAGATTGTCGCAAAGATATTCGAGATCACGAACGAGCCTGAAAAAGCGAAAGCGGAAGCCATCGTAAAAAACTGATGAGGGACGGGGAGGCCCGCTTTGCTGCAGACCTTGCCCGTTCCGTTGGTCGATTCGATTGGTGGAATATCAAGGCAGAACACACGCCGTATGAGTGGGCGTGTCAGATTGCAATGTACCAGGTGAATCCATTTGGAGATCGGCGAGCGGATATGAGAACAGCCGTTAGCACGACGAATCAAATAATCTCCGGAGCGGCTTCAAAGCTTTCTCCAGATGACGTGCAGGCGTTGTTCACATCGATTCGAGACTACCTGAAATGCAATGAAGAGTCCGACGAAGAAGACGTTGATTTTGAAGCACTCCGGAAAGTAAAGGAATCAACGTAATGAGTGGGCTCGGTGATTTGGTCGTCAATCTGTCTGCGAATACGCAGAAGTTCGACAAGAACATCAGCAAGAGTCAGACGGGGCTGAAATCGTTTGGCACGGTTGCTCTCTCTGCCATTAATCCGGTCACGGCGGCACTCACAGCAATGACAGCCGGAGCGGTTGGTGTCGGTGCGGCTGTATGGGGATTGACCGGGCGTATTGGCGACCTTGCCGGAGTCGCTGACAGGGCCGCGCAGACGGGCCTGAGCGGGGCGTTTCTTCAGCAGCTGGAGTTTGCGGCTGATCAGTCTGGAGTGGCGGCAGAAACGCTAACGGGCGGCATTAAAAAGCTGACCGTGATGATTGGAAAAGCAGGCGACGGAAGTAAAGAAGCCTCCGACGCCCTCGGAAGTATCGGGCTGAAGCTCGAAGACCTGCAGAAGCTATCTCCGGAACAGCAGTTTGAGAAAGTCGCGGCAGGAATTGGGAAGATTCCCACAGCAGCAGGCCGGGCAGCTGCAGCGGTCAAGATCTTCGGAAAATCCGGGATCGAGATGACGACGCTGTTTGCTGGCGGGCTGGATGACATCACAAAGCTGATGCAAGACGCACGAGACATCGGCATTGGGCTCGATGACGAACAGTTAAAGCGAGTTGCAGACGCGGACGACTCATTGCAAAAAATGTACGCCTCTATCAGTGCGATGGTTGATCAGGTCGCTGTCGGCTTGGCTCCGGCATTCGAAAAAGTAGCGGAGAATGTCACGGGGCTAATTGGACCAGTGACGAAACTGTTCGACACGTTCAACAACATGGATGACCGCTGGCAATGGCTCGGCGATACGATGGTTGCGTCATTCGATGTGGCAATTGAAAAGGTAAAACTGAACTTTGGGCAGATGCTGAAAGATCTAAAAGATGAGGCCGTTGGAGCGGTCAACTTTCTCGAAGACATCACAAACCCGGTTGGCATGGCAGGGCAGATTGCTGGCGGGCTGATGGGTAGTGGAGAGGCGGCAGTAAATCCCAATGCCGGCCTAGCGGACGCACAAGCGAGGCTCGCTGGTTTGCTCGGTCAGTTTAACGGCGCAAGAGATGGAAACAGAGAAGCGCCGACACAGCCAGGCTTTAATCGTACGTGGATGGAATTAAAGCCGCCAAAAAGTTTCACAGAAGCGTGGCAAGGCATTACCGACGCATTGTCGCCAATCACGAGTCAACTGGAAGCCGGGGCAACTGGCTTCATCGACAGGGCGAAGATTCAGGCAGAAGCAACAGGAAACATGTTTTCGAATTGGCTCGGCACTTCGGCGGAAAAGAAGTTGCAGCCGCAAGTTGCGGGAGCGATGCAGGCTGGATCCGTAGAAGCCTATTCAACGCTGGTTCAGGCAATGATGACACGTGGCAAAGACCCTGTCGTTCAAGCGACGGAAAAGCAGACCAAAGAGTTGATTAAAGGGCTGAAGCCTAAACGTGAGTTCAAGAACATCGAATCATTCGTGAGCCTATGACAGTCAACTTCATTGAGGAAGATCCATCTGGCCGAAAGGCGACAAATCAGAAAGGTGTGCGCACATATTCTCGTGCGTTCAAACTGGAGACAACGTCGCAATCTGAGGGGCCGTACGCTGTCGGGAGCCACTCATCACTCCCAAAGATTGGATCTGCATATCCAGACGATTCCGGAGCGTGGTGCACGACCTTGCAGGTAGATAATACGGATCCGTGGACAGGCTGGACGGTAACAGCTGAATATAGCTCTGAAAGAGAGTTGAACGAAAACCCGACAGAGGACGCGATGCAGATTCGCGTTTACACAGAACAATTTCAGAAGCCTGCGGTTTTCAATAAAGATAACGAGTTGATAGTTAACAGTGCTGGAGATCCGTACGACCCCCCACCGATGATGGACGATTCACGGCGGGTAATTTCACTCGTGCGAAATGTTTCTGCACATCCGTCGTGGGTTCTAGACTATCAGGACGCAGTGAACTCAGACACGTTTACAGTTCGCGGGATCACCTACGCAATTGGAACAGGGAAAGTTCAAAGCGTTTCAATCAGCGACGCACAAAAACGCAACGGGTATGATTTCTACACGCTCGAAGTTCTGATTCATCTACAAAAGAACGGATGGATCCTTAAAAACCTAGACGCTGGGTTTCGCGAGATTGCATATGGAGGCGGACGGAAAAACATTTTGAATTCAGACGATAATGAACGTGTGACGGCTCCTGTTCCACTCGACGGAAACGGCCAGCCGCTTGATGATCCATCGCCAACGAATAACGTGCTGCGATCCGACGTAGTGTATGACACCCTCCCATTCTCTGTGCTGTTTGCGTAGGTGGCGAATGGGCGAAAACACTCTTGGCGATAAGGCAATTGCAGAAGTCGGCAAGACTGTGCGAGAAGTCGCACGGCAAGTCAAAAACGAAACTCCACAACGCGGCCGATGGCAATGGCACGGCGGATCTGGCGGCGGTCACACAATCTGGTTCGAAATCACTGATGTCCTTTGCCCCGGTAAAGACTACGTCGAAGAAACAACGCTCGTAGTTGACGCAACATGGTACACAGGCGGATGCTCAAAGACTCCACCGGGTGCAAACGACGATGGAACGTACAACGTTTACGACATCTGCAATTTCACCAGAGGGCTAACTCCAACAGATCTGGCAGCAGGAGTCGGGAAAGCCACATATATGTACCCGCTGACCGGAGCGTGCGAACCACGCTGGATCATCGACGAACTGTGCCCACAGCCGGAATGCTAAATGCCACCGCGTTACCTTAAGCGATCATCGCCGACACGTTTGAAACCCTGCCAAGAGCGGACGGTTGAAACGTGCAACGTAACGCCCGCAGATCAGTGCTGCGGAGTCATTCCATGTCGTCTATGCTTAGTCTGGGCCGGATACCTCGGCACCGACTACGGCTCTGCGGACTTCGCAACATCATCCTGGACAGGCACGGTCGGCGGCATCTCGTTTGTGTCCTATTGGGAACGAAACGAATCAGGCGAATGTGAGTACGTGGTGATCTTTGGCGGGTACGAGGTTTACCGGGCCAGTTGCTACGAGGGGGCATCGTGCCGCAATCCTGCCGGTGAAGTCGAAACGACTGTAGGCACCGAAACAGGCACGCTGAGCTGGAGCGTATACGAGCCACGAGAACTCGAGCTGATCGACGATCCTGAAACAGGGTGCAGAGACTTCTTTTGCGGCTCGTGTCGCTGCTCCTGCGACTGCCTTTGCGTAACGATCAC